TGATATGTAGTATGAGAAATCAAGTCAACAGGATTTCAAAATCAAATAGTTTGAGAACATTTGACATAGTTGGTTGTTCGCCTTACGACTTGAAAGAACATTTAGAAACCCAATTTGTTGATGGTATGAATTGGGATAACAGGAGTGAGTGGCATATTGACCACATCATTCCATTATCATCAGCAAAAACAGAAGACGAACTTTATAAGTTATGTCATTATAGTAATCTCCAACCACTATGGGCTGAAGATAATTTAAAAAAAAGTAACAAAATTTTAGAACCTGTTATAAAACAGATAAATGACTAAAACACTATTAATCGATGGAAACAATTTATTAAAAATTGGATTTCACGGAGTTAAAGATTTTTTCCATGAAGGAAGACACGTTGGGGGTATTTGGCATTTTCTAAATACCACCAGACGATTTATTGAAGAAGAAAATTTTGATAAGGTCGTAGTATGTTGGGATGGTGAAGGTAATTCTTCAGCTAGAAAAATTATTTATCCACAATATAAAGAAAATAGAAAACCAGGTTACGATTTTAAAGAAGAATCTTTTTATGAACAGAAAAGGCGAGTTAAACAATACTTGGAAGAGATGTTTGTTCGTCAAGTTGATATTGATAATAATGAAGCGGATGACCTTATCGCTTATTATTGTCAAATTGCGACTAATGAAAATATAACAATTTTTTCAGCAGATAGAGATTTAGCTCAACTAATCTCTGAAAACGTATCGTTATACTCCCCAAACACAAAATTAACGTATAAAAAAGGTGACTATATCATTTTAGATAAAGTTGATATCCCTGTTTATAATGTTAAAACCTATAAGATATTATATGGTGATACATCAGACAATATTGATGGTATCTATTTTTTAGGTGAAAAAACTTTATTAAAATTATTTCCTGAGTTACTTGACAGAGAGGTAAGTTTTATTGATATTTTAAACAGAGCCGAGGTATTATTATCAGAGGACAAGGAAAACAAAGTATTACAAAATCTATTATCAGGTAGAACCAAAACAGGTGTTTATGGAAATGAATTTTTTGAGATTAACAACAAAATCGTGGATTTATCTAATCCGTTAATCACAGAAGAAGGAAAAGAAATCGTTGAACTTTATTACAAAGAAACATTAGACCCCGAAGGTAGGGGGTATAGAAATCTCATTCGAATGATGATGGAAGATGGATTTTTTAAATTTCTACCAAAACACGATGACGCGTGGGTAAATTTCGTCAAACCCTTTATGAAACTAACAAGAAAAGAAAAAAAACAATTCAAAACAAAAAAGTAAAAACTATGAAAGAACAAGACTCAACAAAATTGGAATTTTTAATGATGGTAAATGATAATATTATCGTACAAAGATTTTTCAACGTAAGGGATTTTAATCCAGATGCGAAATATTCTTTAGACCTTTATGAATTTATTTTAGAATTCGTAGATGTATTTACCGAACAACTTAAAATGAAAACGGTGAATTATATGCTTGAGAATTCACATGAAATTGAAACCAATCCTGATGTGCTTAATACTTCATTTACTGATGGACCAGAACATTTTCATATCTTTATTAAACAAGGTGATACGACAATTTGTCATAGATTGATTGACGCTAAAGTTTATCCACCAAAAATAAGATACACCGTAGATATCCGTCCGCACATAAAAAGTTTGCTTTCATCATTAACTGACATTTTTTCAGCTAAAAATTTAACTTATGAATATGATGAAATTTACTTAAAACCATCCTATTTATAATTCACAAACAAATTTAAACTATGGCGTCAAACAAAAATTTTGATTATTTAGGGTCTTCATTTCAGATACAATTATTGAATCAAATCATTGTAGATAAGGATTTTGGAAGGTCCATCATTAACGTTATTGAACAACAATATTTTGAAAACAAATACTTTAAAATCATCCTTCAGATGATAAAAGAGTATTATTCAAAATACGAACATGTACCCACATTTGACACTCTTGAACAGATTACTAAATCTGAATTACAACAAGAATTCGCAACTAAAATAGTACTTGATACTATTGGTAAAATTAAAGAAGCTTCAGTTGAAGGTTCTGAATTTATCCAAGAAAAGGCTTTGAAGTTTTGTAAGCAACAAGAACTCCAAAAGGCAATTACTAAAGCACAAAAAGTAATTGATGGTGGTGAATTTGAAAGTTACGACAAGCTTGAAGAATTAGTAAGAGAGGCATTACAAGTTGGTGAAAGAGAAGACGGTATGTCTGATGTTTTTTCTAATTTAGATGATGTTTTAAACGAAGATTATAGACATCCGATACCTATGGGTATCCCGGGTATAGATAGACTCCTAAAGGGGGGATTAGCCAAGGGAGAGATTGGCGTTATATTGGCACCGACAGGAGTAGGTAAATCTACGTTTCTAACTAAAATTTCAAATCACGCATTTAATTTGGGATATAACGTTCTTCAAATATTCTTTGAGGATAACCCAAAGATTATCCAAAGAAAACACATTACTCTTTGGACAAAAATACATCCTGATGAACTTTCAGTTAAGAAAGATGAAGTAATGGCTAAAGTTAAGGAAATTGAAGATAAGATGGAAAACAGACTTATCTTGAAGAAGTTACCTTCCGACACTTTAACTATGTTACAAATCAAAAATCAGGTACGTAAAATGATTGCTGATGGTGTTAAGTTGGATATGATTATGTTAGACTACATTGATTGTGTGGTTCCTGATAAAAATCTTGGTGATGAGTGGAAATCTGAAGGTTCTGTTATGAGAGCATTTGAAGCTATGTGTCACGAACTTGACTTAGTAGGATGGACTGCTACTCAGGGTAATAGAAGTTCTATTTCATCTGAAGTTGTAACCACTGACCAAATGGGAGGCTCAATTAAGAAAGCTCAAGTTGGTCACGTAATTATATCAGTAGCTAAAACATTACAACAAAAAGAAATGAAGTTAGCAACTATTGCAATTACAAAATCAAGAATAGGTGATGATGGTATCGTGTTTGAGAATTGTAAGTTTGATAACGGAATGTTAGAAATAGATACTGAAAGTTCAGTAACGTTCCTTGGTCTTGAGGAACAAAAAGAAGAACAAAACAGGAAAAGAATTAAAGATTTGCTTGAAAAAAGAAAACAAAGAGAAAACACTTAATTATGAAAACTCAAATAGAAAAATAATATTAAAAATCAACTTTCTAAATATTTATATATAAAAGAAAGGTATGAACAAGATTTTTGTATATGGTATTTTTGACCCAAATGAACCTGATGAAATTAGATATGTTGGTAAAACCAAAAAAAATGTGGAAAAAAGATTGAACGAACACATTTATTTGAGTAAACGAGAAAAAAAAAGACCACTTTATCTATGGATAAAAAAATTACTTAACAATAATGTTAAACCAATTATAAAGATTATTGAAGAAACTGATGATATCAATTGGGCTATTAAAGAAACTTATTGGATTAAATTACATAGAAAAAATGGAAAATTATTAAATTTGACCGATGGTGGTGAATCTAATTTAAATTATGTACCAAGTGTGGAAACTAGAAAAAAAATTTCACAAAGTAACATTGGAAAACACAACTATTGGTTAGGGAAAAAGTTGAGTGAAGAACATAAAAATAAAATTGGAAAATCTGGGTTTGGGAAAAAAAGAAGTGAAGAAACAAAAAAAAATATAAGTAACTCTTTGATAGGGAAGAAATTATCGGAAGAACATAGAAAAAAATTATCAGATGTTAGTCCATATAAAAATAAGATAGCAAAAAACGTAAGACCTATCATTAAGATTTGTTTAGACACTGGTGTAGAACTTGAAACATATCCATCACTCGAAGTTGCGGCAAAAAGTAATAATATTAAAAGTAAAGGTAATATTGTTAGTGTTTGTAATGGTGCAAGAAATCATTGTGGTGGATATAAATGGAAATATTTAGATTATTAAACATAAAAATTAAAAAAATGGAAGAAACAATATTAAAATTAAACCCCAATCGTTTTGTAATTTTCCCAATCCAATACCACGACATTTGGGAATACTACAAACAACATCAAGCGGCATTTTGGACGGCTGAAGAAGTTGACCTAACAGATGACATTAGAGACTGGCAGAAGTTGTCGGAAAATGAACAATATTTTATTAAAAATATATTGTCATTTTTTGCGGCATCAGACGGGATTGTAAATGAAAATTTAGCAGAAAACTTCTACAGAGAAGTTCAATACCCTGAAGCGAAATTCTTTTATGGATTTCAATTGATGATGGAAAACATTCACGGTCTAATGTATTCATTATTGATTGACACTTATGTGTCTAATCCTAAAGAAAAAGATGAATGTTTTAACGCGATACATAAATTACCGGCAGTACAAAAGAAAGCAAAGTGGGCCCTAGAATGGATTATAAACACATCGTTTCAAGAACGTCTTGTGGCGTTTGCGGCGGTTGAAGGGATATTCTTTTCAGGGTCATTTTGTTCAATCTTTTGGCTAAAGTCAAGAGGACTGATGCAAGGGTTGTGTAATGCTAACTCACTCATCTTCAAAGATGAAAACCTACACTGTGACTTCGCAATTCATTTGTTGAATAATCACTGTAAAGAAAAACCAAGTGAGAAAAGAATTAAAGAAATCCTTTTGTCAGCACTTGAGATTGAAAAAGAATTTATCACCGAGTCACTTCCTGTTTCTTTGATTGGAATGAATTCAAATTTGATGAAACAATATCTTGAGTTTGTGGTGGATGGACTGTTGGTTAAGTTGGGATGTAAAAAACAATTTAACGTTGAACAACCATTTAAGTTTATGGAACAAATTGCGGTTGAAACCAAAGGTAACTTCTTTGAGTCACGTACCGTCGAATACCAAAAAGCAAAGTTGAACGAAACTTTGTCCTTTACAGAGGACTTTTAATTTGTTATTTTTATAAACTATGATGTCACTAAAAATTAAAAAAAGAGGTGGGGAAGAAGTTGCTTTTAACCCCCAAAAAATATATAACAGAATAAAACGTTCCGCCAGAGGTTTAAACGTTAATGCTGATGAGGTATTCATCAAAGTAATTACGTCGGTTCCAACAGAGGGTGTTATTACAACAAAAGAACTTGATAAGTTAGTATATGAGATTGCAGCATCTTATACCGGAAGTCATCACGATTATTCGAAATTGTCTTCATCTGTCGCAATCTCATCTTATCATAAAGAAACTGATGATAGTTTTTATAACACAATGCACACGTTACACGTTGATGGGATTATTAATGATAAGTTAATGGAAACTATTGAACAATATGGACCGGAAAATATTGATTCTGTAATAAATCATGAAAATGATTACAATTTTGATTACTTTGCGTGGAAATCATTATCAGAAATGTATTTGTTAAAAACTCCTGAAGGGCAAGTAATTGAAAGACCTCAACATATGTATATGAGAGTTGCGTTGTGGGTTACAAAATCATTAGATGAAGCTATTGAGTATTACAAATCATTATCAAATCAACTTATTTCTCCGGCGACACCTATTATGATTAATGCTGGAACAAAAACCCCTCAATTAGCTTCTTGTGTGTTAAAATACAACCACGGAGATTCTCGTGGTGGGTTACTACAAACATTGAATGACATTTCAACCTATTCTTCAGACGCGGCCGGAATTGGACTATGTATGTCTAACATTCGTAGTAAAGAAAGTCGTATTAACTCATCTGGAGGATTTGCGGGTGGGTTATTAAAATACTTAAAAATTGTAAATGAATCATTACGTTTCTTCAACCAACAGGGAAGAAGACCTGGTAGTGCTGCTATCTATATTGAACCTTGGCATAAAGATATTTTTGACTTGTTAGATATTAAGAAAAACACAGGAGCTGAGGAGATGAGGGCAAGAGATTTATTTACATCAATTTGGTTACCCGATAACTTTATGGAAGCGGTTAAAAATAATGATGATTGGTATTTGTTCTGTCCTAATGACATTATCAAAGCGGGTATCAAACCATTACAAGAAACTTATGGTGAGGAATACGAACAAAACTACCAAAGAGCGGTTGAATTAGGTTTAGGTAAGAAAGTAAAAGCTCAATCAGTTTGGAATAAAATAATTGAATCCCAAGTTGAAACTGGTGTTCCTTATTTAAGTTCAAAAGATAATACAAACAGAAAAACAAATCATCAAAACATTGGTGTAATTAAACAATCTAATTTATGTTGTTTAACCGATGATACAATATTAACAATTCAAAGAGAAAATGGGGTGATTGAAAATATGAATATTAAAGAAGTGGTTGAATTAATTGAATGTTCTGAACAATTAAAAGTAAAAACACAAAATGGATTTTCTGATATATTGACAGGTTCTTTGACACGAAAAGACGCTGAACTTGTAGAAATTATTGATGATGAATTAGGCTTAAAAATTAGATGTACACCTGACCATTTAATTTTTACTAAAAATCGTGGATACGTGAGAGCTGATGAATTAAAATTTGACGATATTTTAGACACGAACAAATAGTTGTTTTCTTATCATCTGTATATTTATAAACAAAAATCTGTGGAGGCGTTGCGGTTACGCAAGTCAATGAAACAGGAATCTCACGAATCTTTAGTTCGTGAGTAGTTCAACGATTGAAACTATTCGGAGAAAGTGTCGAAAAAATATTACTAAAACAAACGTGTTTAGGCATGAAAATTCGAAATATTTTTTTGGTGAAACAGCAACCAAAAAAAAACCTGTGAAAAGGATAGACAGTATGGGTAATGTGGTTATTTTTGATAGTGCCACAAGTGTTGCGGATAGTTTGAATAATGGTAGTATCTCGGTGGTGATACAGGTTTGTCGAGGTAAAAGAAAAAAACATAAAGGATATAAATTTGAATATTTAAAAAATGATTAGAATAAATAAAATAGAAAAAAAAGAAGATGTTTATGACATCCAAGTACCGGAAACACAATCTTTTTATGCTAATGGTATGTTAGTACATAATTGTGAAATTTATCAATATACTGATGAAGAAACTACAGCTATTTGTACATTATCATCTATGGTGTTAAAAAACTTTATCATAAAAAATGAGTTTGATTTTAAACTTTTATATGAAGAAGTTAGGAAAGTTGTTAGGGTTCTTAACAAAGTTATAGATATTAATAGTTATTCGACTGAACAAGGTAGAAAAGGTGGTTTGGAACAACGAGCAATTGCTATTGGAACACAAGGGTTGGCTGATGTTTTTTATTTGATGGATTATATTTTCACATCTGAAGAAGCTCGACAACTGAATAAAGAAATTTTTGAAACTATCTACTTCGCTGCAATTACCGAAAGTATGGAATTATGTAAATCCGGTGAGTATAAACCATATAAATTCTTCAAAAATTCACCAATGTCAAAAGGAACATTCCAATTTGATATGTGGGGATTGGATTATGAAGGTTTAGGTGGAATGTGGGATTGGGATACACTTAAATTAGAAGTATCTAATCACGGAGTTTGTAATTCGTTATTCACAGCTCAAATGCCAGTAGCTTCATCAGCTAAGATTACCGGTTCGTTCGAAATGACAGAACCGGCTCATTCAGCATTATTTAATCGTCGTGTAGTTGGGGGTGAAATTTTAATTGTTAACAAATACTTAATAAACGACTTTGAAAAAATAGGTATTTGGTGTGAAGATTTGAAAAATGAAATTATCATGAATGAGGGTTCAATCCAAAACATTAATTTCAATCATTATCTCGACCCAGAAGAAAAAAACTATACAAAAAAAGTTAAAAGGATTGAACATTTAATTCCAAAATACAAAACAATTTGGGAGATATCACAAAGAGAACTTATTGATATGGCGGCAGACAGAGCTCCATTCATTGACCAATCACAATCTATGAATATCTATATGTCAAACCCAACCTTATCAAAGATTTCATCATCACACTTCCATTCTTGGGGAAAAGGTTTGAAAACTCTTTGTTATTATGTTA